TAATTTGACTGTAGAAATACCTTTAGGTGAGAATGATATAGTTGCAAGAAGGATATATAGAACCAAAAACTTTTCATCCGATACTACTAATAGTGGAGATGTGTATTATTTTGTTAAAGATATACCAAACAATACAGAAACATTTTTTATAGATGATACGCCTGATGTTGCTTTGGGTTCTGTAATGCCTGATGAAAGCAGCAGTATTATATTTCCGGCACCACAATTTCGATATATGGCTCTTTACAAAGATTGTTTATTTGTTGATGGTGGTGTTGCAAATGATGATGCTATTTATTTTAGTGTTCCAACAAGACCAGATCAATTTGAAGCATTAAACTTTTTAACTATAGGCAGAAGACAAAGTGGTGGCATAACTGGTTTGTATGGTTACTTTGGATATTTATTGGTGTTTCGTGAAAATGGTATTGATGTAATACAAGGTGATTACCCTAATTTTGTGGCAACACCATTTCAAGATCATATAGGAACTAAAGCTGTAGACACAATAACTTCTATTCCAAATATAGGTGTAGTGTTTTTAACTATCGATGGTGTGTATGCTGTTCAAGCAAATATAGAATACTCAGATAAAACATCTGTCAATAAAATATCACATGGAATTACTGATACAATAAGCCGAATAAATGTAGATGTAATTGCTTGTGCAAGCGCAATATATTCAGCAAAGCATCGTGAATGGCATTGTTATTTTGCTGTAGATGGTAGTGATGTTCCTAACCTTGGGATAATTTATCACGTAGATAAAAACGCTTGGAGCGTTAGAGAAGGTTTTCCAGTAAATTGTATAACTAAAAATATGGATGGTGAGTTAATATTTGGTTTGAATAGTGATGCTGGAAGTGCAACAGACCCAGCAGGATTGTTTGTTATATCAAAACGAAGATCATTAGGGCAAAAGATTGTTGCAGATAATATAGTTGATAATGATCCACCAACTAGCACTATGGCTTCTGCTTGGTTGGATATGGGCGATCCTTCTTTTAAAAAGAAAGTACACGGTGTTTACCTGTTTATCAGAACAGGAGGAAACACAACCGTATCTATGGATGTTTATAGAGATTATGATTACAACACCTACAGCACCACAACCGGAGTAAAGTTACAACGTGCAGACTTTGCTGACCAGAATGTATATGACTTGGTAAAGTTAGATGATGATAAATTCTGGGAAGAGCCTATGGTTACACCAATACGGTTTGATGTACATAACGGTAGTTGTTCTTGGTTTCGATGGAGAATACAAACAACAGTAGATGTTATTGTTATTGGTTATGCTGTTGATTATACAGTATCTGGAACACGTATTATTGCTGGGAAGAGGTTGTCATGAGTAAAAAATGGACAGAGGCTCATCCGGGTGACAATGCTATTGTTAATTACAAAGAGTTCAATGCAGGGTTTAACGCATACAAAAGTTCTTTTAATGGTGACTTAGATAGAAGTGTTTTACCAGAAGATACATTTACAAATACCCAAAAAGTAACTGGTGCTTTGCATAAAGTTACTATAGAAAACTCAGACGATATGTATGCAAAAGGCATATTAGTAGATGCAACAACAGGTTCTTTAGGAGAATGGAGAGGTCTGTCCTACAATACATACACTGGTGGATGGGTCGAAATTGATTCAGTATCAGTTGATAAATTTAAAGATGGAATGTGTCATTGGGAATACAGGTTTCATTATTTAGTTGATATATTTTTGGGTAACACTGACGCTTCTAGTTTAAAGTTTTTAGAAGTAAAAATGGAATGGGACGGTGTAACTGTTATGGAGAGTTCGCGTATTTGTTCTGCAATAGGAACTATACGCTTGGTTACTGATTTTCCTACTTCAGGTGGTACGCACACTGCTAAAGTTTTTGTGCGTAGTGTTGCTCCATCTGCTACTGAAGTGTTTGATAATAACTTAATAAATATAACAGGCCCTTCACATTTGTTTATTGGTAGGTGGAGATAATGGCTATTATAAAAAATACAGGAATAAAACGCGGAGACAAATTAACTGCAACAGATTTAAACGCAGAGTTTTCTGCTGTAAATACTGGCTTTCCAATGAATGAAGGTAATGTTCGTAACGAAGGTGTAGATTACAAAGCATTTGACACTGGTGGTAGTGGTACTTCTACAGGTAAAAATGGTATAATCTTAGTTGATGCTAATGGTTTTGTTTTACAAACATCTGGTACAAGTACTATTGTTAGAGAAAATACTAGTGTTGCTTCTGATACAGCGGTAGGTGATAAAACCGGATTAAGTATATCTGCTGTTGCTGGTGATATATTACGTGTATACTGGCAAGCACAAGTTACAACATCAACAACATCATCAGGTTATCCTACAGGTACTGGCGCTATACACTCTACTGCTTGTTGGGTGCACAGATTACAGTGGCAAATTAATGGTAGTGGATCATATGTTGATGTGCCCGGACAATCTGATTTAAACCAAACAATAGATGCAGGTGGCAGTAAAGGCACTATTATGGATGAAACTATTGCTTCTGCATTAGTAAACAGTGCTATCTATCATAAAAATAGTAGCAGTACACCAACACTAATTGATCCGGCAATAAGAACATCGTATGGTTCCTACTACTATAAGTTCACAGGTAGCACTACAATAAATGCTTTTCGTATTGTAGCGCGTGGTTTATTTATGCCAATATATGTTGCGTCTGGTGGTGGTAATCCAGCATATTCTGAAGACAAGAATTGTTTGCAGTTATTAACTGTAAGTACAGCACAACAAATTACATTCAACCAAGTTGATTTAACCTATTTATTGATGCGGAGTGAATAATGGCAATTACATTTCCAAAGACTTGGAGTAACGGTGAAACTTTAACTGCATCTGATACAAAAAATAACTTAGATGCTATGCGTGATAAAGCACAAAAGTTAGTTGCTGGAGATGTAAATACTGCGTCTGCTTGGATAAATACACATCATATAATGCAGCCTTCATACAACAGTGTAACTAATGTTTCTTCTGCAGTATCTGGTGTATTTGGTGGACAAAACAATGGTAGTTCTTTTCATAATATGTCGTATGTAACTAGATGGATGAGTTCAAGAACAAGTACACCAACAACACCACAAGTTATATTTGTGCCATTAACTTGTGTACAGGTTGATTTAACAGCACCCTGCACATTGTTTATTCAGTGGTATATGAATCATTTGTCACCAGATGATGCTGATGGTCTAACAGGACAAACGCAGTTTTTTGCTTATCATAGAAGCGGTAGTATACAAGACGGCTTTTCACACAAAGTACCAGCTAAGCCAAATGGTAGTGGTAATAGTGCATTTTTAGAAGGTTGTTATCAAACTAATGGAAGTCTTATTGTTAATGCTGTTGGCAGTACAGGCACATCAAATTTAAATTACGGTATAGGCGTTAAAGCAAAAAGCACAGTTGGTCGATGTGTGCAAATTGCTTGGAGCGTTAGTATAGAATGTTTTTATATGTGAGGAAAAAATGACAGGGATAGAAATAGCATTAATGTTAAAAGCTATAGCGGCAGGGGTACAAGGTGTAAGTGCTGGCGCAACTGCTTTACAAGGAGTAGACCGGCTTTCTTCTGATGACAAAAACAGAATGAAAGAATTAGAACGTAATCAAGCATTGGGTTTACTTGGTTTAGATGAAGCACAAGAACAAAGTATATTAAACCAACAACTACAACCTGTACAAGCATCGTTACGTGAAGCATTGAATAGACAACAACAGCGTGGTCTTATAGAGGATGTTGGCCAAGGTGCTACATTTCGAGGTGAAGCATCTTTATTGGAAGCACAAAACAAATCAAAAGCAGCAGCCTTAGAGACTGCGCGTGATCAAATAACTGAGTTAGATCAGTTAGAGAAAGCAGCACAAGAACGTGAACTAGCAGCATTAAAGAATAGACAAGTTGAAAACAGACAAAGAATTGCTAGTGGTCTAGGACAAATGGGTAGTGCAGCTATAGGCGCGTATGCAGATTATCAGGCAGCACCAGAAATGGCAGCATCTATAAAAGCAAGAGAAGCAGCATTGCTTCAAAATCTAGCAGAAGAAACAGCAGAAGGAGGTATGAAATCTAAGGATCAACAAGAACTTGATGAAATGTTAGGAGTAAAAGATCCGTTAACATTTGGTAGTACTTTAACTGATACTACAAAGCAACTAAACAAGCAACCTACTAGAGAAGAACTTATTACAGGATTAGGTCCAGCGCAAGCCCCAGCTAAAACAGAAACAGAAGTCTCAGCACAGGTGCAAGTTCCAATAGGTAAGCAATTTTTATTGCCTTATGGGGATGGTAGCCAAAACTATGGCTATAAGTTTACAGGTTTAAACGAAGAAGGTGTGCCACAATTTATGTTGCTTAAATTAGGATCTTTGCAAGATTTAAAAATGGTAGCATACAGTGATGAAAAAGATTCTACATATCAAGAAGCACTTAGAGAATATAATAAATTTATAAAGAAGGAGAGTGAGTAATGCCTAATTATGAATTTTATGCACAAATGGCTAAGGGGCGAGAGCAGTTTTATGTTGACGCGT